AGCCGCCCGTCGCCGCCGGTCCGTCCGGGGTCCGTCTTCTTGCCACGGCAATGGGGCTCCATCAGCGCCCACTGACGGTCCGTGATCATAAAACGCTCTTCCAACATTCAAGCCTCCTCCAAAAGGAGGCTTGAACCACATCTCAGCTCATAAGGGAATCCTGAACCTCAACAGACCCTAGCCTCCGTAGGCGAATTGGACGGTGGTGTGGGCCGGCTTGAGCCGGGTCAGGACGCACTCCAGGACCTCGTTGCCCCACTTGGCGAGCGGCTCGCCGGCGGCCGATTGGCCGGCGCGGAACGAGACGATCGTCGTCTCCGGCGCGTTGACCCGCCAGGCGAAGGCCCACGTGCCATTCGTCAGCGGGTCACCGGCGGCTGAGTGCCCGGAAGTAAAGGGCCGGAACTCGGTGATGGTGACGGCGAATCCCAGCGCCGCCGCGACGTCGATGAAGAATTGACGGCTTTGCCCGCCCCGCCCGGTGAGCCGCGCGACCAGCACCGCGCGGCGTTCCTGCACCGTCGGCGCCACCGCGGCCGTGCAGGCGTCGGGTAGGCCGGCGACCCGTTCCCAATCGCTCAGCAGCTCGGTTGTTGTCGTGGGATCGGCCTCCTCAATGGCATCGAGGGCGCGGTTGTGCGCGGTCGCCAGGCCGTAACCGAAGGCGTTGAGGAGCCGGGTGAGTGTGGCCCCGGCGGCCCGCGGCCAGGCCCCGCCCGTGGGGAGGAGCTGCTGAAGGAGGTGTAGATAATCGGCCGAAGTCGCGCGCATGGATCAGGACCAGGTGATCGTGTCGGCGACGGCGATCTCGCCGGCGGCGTGGGAGACGTCAGCCGAGGGCGAGACAACGACGTGATCGTGCTCGCCGGCGGCGATGGAGACCGCCTCGCGAAGGTGCGACAGCAGGATCGTCGTGCCGGGTTCCGCTTCCCGCCGGATCAGATCGGCGATCTCGGCCTCAATGGCCGCGCGTACCGCCTGCGTTGACGGATTGAGCGAGCCTATCTCGACGTCGAACGGCACCGGCACCGGCGCGACGACGGTGACGGCGGCGGTCACCGGCCGGACGGCGTCGATGTGCGCCTGCACGGCCTCGACGTCGGCGGTGCCGGGGATGATGGCATCGAGGTCGATGGCGGCGCCGGCCGTCTCGGCGTAGGCTGCAGCCGTGTCGCCGGGGTTGAGCTGCACCCGGTGGACCTTCAGGCTCTCGGCGCCCGCGGCGACACCATGGGCGACGTAGAGGAGGATCTCCGTACACCCGGCCGGCGTCGTGAACGTCTTCTCGATTGCCGTCCAAGCCGCGCTTTCGATCTGGTCGAAGTAGGCGTTGCCAGCCGGATCGAGGATCCAGGCCGATTGCGTGTCGTCCCACACCCCGAGCCGCGCGACCGCCGCCTCGGCGTCGACGTCCTGGGCTTCGAACCGGAAAGTATAGGAGGTGAGCTCATCGGCCGCAATCGATGCGGCGGTCCGCACGTCGCCGGGACCGGCGGCGAAGTCGATGGTATCGGCCGTCGGCGCCGTCGCCGTGCCGCCCTTGTCCCAATCCGCGTCCGTCAGGTCCGCCGAATGCAGGACCATGTTAACCAGGCGGACCGTCCGGTCGTCGTGCACGAAGCGGACGGTGACCGTCCCGGCGCCGAGCTCCTGGGCGTAGACCCAGGCGCGGGTGACGCTGGCGATCTCCAAGGCCCATGCCTCGTAGTCGAAACTGGCGCCGCCGTGGGGCGGCTGTTGGATCCGCGCCAGCACCCGGGCGCGGAGCGCGTCGTCCGATTCCTCGTCGAACCCGCCGGTCAAGCCGCCCGCGGCAACCACGGCGGCAGAGGCGACGCCGGCGATCGGCGAGACCAAGGTCATCGAGGCGCCCGCGGAGCCGGTGACCGTGACGTCGCCGGTGGCGAAGGTCGCGGCCTTGCGGTCGATCCCCCAGATGCCGCCGTGGCGTTCAAGGATCTCGGCCTCGGCCGTATCCACGAGGATCTGATCGGCGACCCAGCCGACGAACCCGTAAAGGCCGTTCAGCGCGCCGGCGAAAACGCGGGCGAGCACCCCGAGGTTCGATCGCCGCAGCCGGGCATAGGCGCCGGGAATCCGGCTCTCGATGTCCGTCTCTGTCCGTTCGCCGAGCTGGGCGAGGGTTGGACGGTCGAAGGGCATTACTGAGCTCCCGCCTGACTGGCCCAGACGTGGGAAGACCGGAATGCCGCGGCTTCGGCGTCCGGCCGGCGCACGGTCACCGCGATCCCGAGCACTCCGTCGCGGACGATCTCGGCCTTGACGTCCACACGCTCGGCGATGCCGTCCTCGGTCAGCCACACCACGGCCTCTGCCGCGTACTCCCGGGCTCGGGCGACGACGTCAGCCGTCTGTTTCTCGCGGCTCAGCAGCCACAGCCGCGAGCCGATCCGGTCTCCCGTCTTCACCTCGCCGCCGGCCACAGGCGGCAGCGCGTCGCCCCACCACCCGCGCCGGCCCGAGGCGGCGAAGGGAAGGGGATCGTCGACCAAGGCCCGGCGGTCGGAGAACAGGCTCAGCACGATCGCCGTCTTCAGGCCCCGGTCCTCGGCCAGCAGGGCGCCGTCGAGCGCCAGGTCGGCGGCGAGGAGGTCGGGGTCATAGGCGCTGCGGACGTCCAAGGCTATGGCCCCTCCGGGTGCTCGGACGGGATGTGCGGCTGGTCGAGACCGTGCTCGTCGGAGTTGACGGCGGCGCCGGTGGTGTAGGTGTCGACCTGATAGTTCGTGCCGGAGATCCACGTCTCCCGGTCGCCCTTGCCGTGGACGTCCGTCTGGACATAGGTCTCACCGTGGATCTCGACCCGGTCGCCGTGCAGGCGGAGAACGCCCTCGATCTCAAGGAGGATATTGAGGCCGCGAAGCCCGATGCCGTTGCGCCTCAGGTGCACGACCTGGTCCTGATCGTCGTAGAGGGCGACCTCGCCGCGTTCGAGTGCCGAGAGCCGGTAGCGCCGATCGTCGATGGCGATGACGATGGCATGGTTGCGGTTGCCGGCAAGCGCCACGAGCACCGCCTCGGCGCCGGCATGGCGCCAGCCCTGGAGCGTCAGCTCGGCACGGCGCGCCCGCGCGGCGCGGACGGTTGCTTCCCAGCGCGCCCGCTCGGCGAACGTTGCGCCGTTGCCCTAGTCCTCGGCGAGCACGATCAGCGGCCGGTACCGGCCCACACCGGCGTCTCGCGCTTCGGCCGCCTGGAGGGCGTTGTCCTCGGCGAGCCAGGCGTCATCGCCGGATTGTTGTCCCTTGACGATGTAGCGGTCGTGGCGGCCGCGCTGGGTGAACTTGCCACGGGCGGCGAGGATGGCACCGCCGCTACCGCCCCGGACAACCTCGGGGACGGCGCCACTGGCGCCGGCGCGCGTGAGCACTAGGCTTCCCATGCCGTCACTCACCGGCAGCACCGCGCGCATGCGGCACAGCCGCTCGATGGCCTCGAAGGCGGTCTCGCCCTCCTCGATGTGGAACTTGCGGAGCAGCCCGCCGACGTCCGTCTCGGCGCGGACCTCGATGCCGAACGGCGCGGCGAGGGCGGTGGCGATGGCCGTGGCATCGAGCCCGGACCACTCGCCCGGCTCATGCACCGCCGAGGCGTCGACCAGGTCCCCCGTGGCGTCACGGCCGCGGACGGTGAGCGAATGGCCGGTGGCGTCATAGCCCGGCTCGACGTCGTCGATGGCGCCGGTGATAATCGTCTCGCCGTCGATGGCGACCCGGCAGGCGGCGCCAACGGAGAGGGGGCGGCGCTGGTCCTGGCCCGGCCATCGGTCGGTGAGCGACAGCGTGAACGTGCCGGCGATGGCTTCGATGGACCGCTGCACGACGATGCCGGTCCATCCGGCCCAATGCTGGCCGCCGAGGGTGAGGACGACATCATCGGCCATCGGTCAGCACCTTGAGCGTGCCGGCCGGGACCAGGCCGGGGTGACGGATACGGTTGCGGGTGGCGATCTCGGCCGCGCGATCAGCGAGGGCGTCGAGGTCGTCGCCATAGAGCTCGTGGGCCAACACCAGCGATGGCCGCACCGTCGTCGGTGTGTGGTCGACCAGCCGCGGCAGCGACGGCGCGCGGGCCGACACCGCACGGACCACGGTTGCGCGATGGCCTTGGAGCGCCAGGTAGGCGGCGTCGTCCGCCGTGGCCATCTCGACATCGAGCCGATCGGCGATGGTGTCGCGGGTACCGACCGCGTCGTCGAAGGTCTCGAAGGTGGCGCTGGCGGCCGAGATCCCCGCTTCGACCAGCGCCGCGGCGCGCACCAGACCGCCGAGCGCGGTGCGGTTGGCGAGCTGGCGGATCCGCGACGCCGTGGTCTGCGGCACCGTTGGCCACGCCGTGCCGAAATCGGCGACGTCGACGAACGACTGCCACGGCGACCGCACCCCGGCCGGTCGCATCAGCGAGGTGAGCCGGTCCGCCAGCGTCGCCGGCGTGCGGACCAGGTCCGCCGCGCTGGCGGTCATCGAGGCGGCGTTCCGGGCGAACGACGCCAGCCCGGAACCGGCGAGGCGCGACGGCTGCAACGCGTTCTGGATGAGCGTCACGGCCTCGCCCAGCCGGGCCGCCGCGTCGTCGGCGACGAAATCGGGCAAACCGGGGACATCGAACCCCTGTTCAAAGCCCTGTTTGATGGCCGCCAGGGCGTCGTCTCCGGCGGCGGCCGCGGCGGCGGCGGAATCGGTGCGCGGGGTCGGGAAGCGGTTCTCGCCGGCCTCGGCGAACTGCAGGGTGAACGAGGCCATGCCGCCGTCGCGGGTGGTGAACTTCTGCCGGCAGCTCGTGCAGACGACTTGCAGAGCCCCGAGGTACGGGTGCACCAGCGTCCCCGGTCCGGCTTCCTCGCACGCCTCGATCAGCCGGGCGACCTTGCCGATGTGATCGGGTTCGAGGACGAACGCCTCGATGGTCCGCCGCCGGCTCTTGCGGCCCATGTCCTCGAAGTAGGGGATATCGCGGCCCGAATACTCGTGCTGCACCATGCGCCGGCCGTGGTCGCCGTCCGCCGCCGCGAAGAGGAACGGCACACCACGGAAGCTCGCCTCGCGAAGTTGATCCCGCCAGTTCACGGTCCCACCATCGCCAGGCCCGCATCGACATCGAGGTCGAAGTCCGGCGAGTCGCTGCGGAGCTCGCGGATGCGCGTCGGGTGATCGCTCTCGATCTCGATCTTGAGGCGCCCGCCGACCCGTTGCTCCGGCGACGCGGCGCCGCCCCGTCCATAGATGCGCTGAACGGTTGCCGGCGCGTGCGCCCCCTCCGGTGACCCGAAGAGCCCGCCGTCGCTGGCGTCGCCCTTCAGGAACGGCAGCGCATCGATGACCTTCCGCGCCACCCGCGCTATCGCCTCGGCCTTCTCGGTAATCCACCTGAGCGCCGCGTCGAAGGTACTGGTGACACCGGCCCAGAGATCGGCGAAGAACCCCTTGATCGGTCCCCAATTGTCATAGATCAGCGCCGCCGCGCCGACGATCGCGGCGACGGCCGCGAGGAACCGCCCCACGGGCGTCATCATCAAGGCGACACCCAGCCCCTTGAGCGCCAGCGCCAGGCTGCCGATGGCCAGCAACAGCGGCCCGGCGAGGATGGCCGCGACGCCAGCAAGGATCGGCTTCCAACTGCCGAACAGGTTCTTAAGCCAGACGGCCCCCTTGGCGACGTCGGTGAACACTGACGCCAGTTCGCGACCGAACTCCCACAGCCCGCGTAGCACGTCGAGGAACCGCTTGCCCACGTCCGTGGCGATCAGCTGCATCTTTCCCGACTCGGCGAGGGCGTTGACCCAATCGAGCACGCCCTTGAGCTTTGCCTTCAGGAAATCGAACACACCGCTGTTCATCACCATCATGGAGAATCGGGTCCACTGGTCGGCGAGGTTGTTAATCATGAACCCCCACAGGCCCTTCATCTTCTCCATCGCGCCGCCGTACTTCTCGTTTCAGATGGCTTCGAGGGTCGATTGGATCATCGCGCGGTTACCGCGTTCGACGATCTTGAACTTTTCCTTGCCGTCCACCGAATACACGAAGTGGACCTTGTTCCCCTTGGTTTGGGCAGTGATCCCGAACGCCTTGAGCCGCTCGTTCTCCCCGGTCACGGCATCGGCCATGGCTTGGACGGCCTGGTCGAGCGGCACGGTCAGCGCCGCCGCCGTGTCCCCGAGGGTCTTCAACAGGCCGCTCGTGGGGTCGAGACCGAGGTTGCGGAGATTGACGAACGCGCCGGTCACTTCGCCCAACTGGAACGGCGTCTGGACGGCGAACTTGTTGACCCAGTCGAAGGCGCGGCGGGCCTTGCCGGCGGAGCCCTCCGAGGTTTCCAGGACGGCGAGGAACTTCTCGAAGTCGGCTGCCGTATCCAGGAACCCGCGCTTGAATAGGAACCCGCCGACGCCGCCGAAGGCCGCCAGCTTCGTCACCAGCCGCCCGGTCTCGTTCCCGACCTTGCCGATCGTGCGGCCGACGTTCTGGGCCTCCCTGCCGAGCCTCGGGGGGGCGGTCTCGGCGCCGAGGGCCCGCAGCGCCTGGTGCACGGCGCGCGGCCCGGCCGTGAGCCGGTGGATGCCGCGGTTGATCCTGGTCAGCGGCTTGCTCGCCCGGTCGATCAGCCGGACCACCATGCTCAGGGTCGTCTCACGGTCGCTCATGGATCCGTCTCAGCTCCTCGTGCCAGAACATGAGTTCGGCGAAGGTCATCCCCCACACCTCGGCGGCGGAGAACCCGTAGCCGTAGGCGATCTCGGCTACGAGCCTTTGCCACCCATCGGGAGTTCGTCGAATAAAGGGGCCACCTCCCCGACGACGGCCATCGCATCCTTGAACGTCAGCTTGTCGAGGGACGACGGTGGCACGTTGGCCAGCCTGGCGGCGACGTTGAGGATATCGCCCATGCCGATGCGCATGCCGCCCTCGCCGATGACGATGTCGACGCCGCGAAGGTCGCCAGCGACGAGCTCGCGGAATTCGAGCTCGGCGACCTCCTTGCCGTGCGCCTCGATGGGTGTGGAGAGCCTGACCTTCATCTGGTCTCCTCCGCCGAGAGGCCCTCGAAGCGGACCTGGATGTTGGCCTCCTCGGTGCCAACGTCGCCGTCGGCCGAATACCAGGCGTCACGCAGGATCACGGTCTTGCCGTTGGCCAGCTCCAGGGTGATGGTTGCGTCGGTGAGCGCCTGGAACGCCGCCAGGTCGAGGTTGCCGCGGTCGGTGATCTCGCCCTCGATGAACGGGACGCGGGGCATGCCCTTGTAGCCGTGCACGCGGTCGGCGCCGACGATGGCCTCCCTCTTCTCGCCGCCGAGGTCGTAGGTGAAACTGCCCTTGGCGTCGTGCTGCTCGCCGTCGACCTTGAAATAGATCGTGCTGGCGCGCCGGTTGGGCTCGTGGTCATGGACTGCTCTCCTCGCGCCTAGAGCCGGAACTGGACCTTGCCCGCGAAGACGCGGAACTGGTTGATCACGTCCGGCGGGATCAGGGCGTTGACCCGGTTTGGATCGTTGCCGTCCCGCTCGACGATCAGGTCTTCCTTGAACTGCTCGATATTCCCGACCAAACCGACGTCTTCGAGCTGGCGCATCAGCGCGATCAGCTCGGCGCGGATGATGTTCGGCGTGACGATGGCCTGGCCGGCGCCGAACCGGGTGCCGTCGTCGGCCAGCTTGTGGCGCGGGTATTTGAGCGCGATCCGCGCCCGCACCGCGTAGCGGATCAGCGCCAGCGTCTTCATGGTGTTGAGGTCCAGGTACGACGGATCGTCGACGCCGAGCGCGCTGGTCTCGTAGGTGATAATGACGCGCTCGACAAGCACCCGCCCGCCGTCGTCGACCCGCCACGTCGAGATGCCGTCGAACAGCAAAAGGTTCCGCTCTTCCATGGTGAAGCGGTCCTCGACGGTCGGCGGCAGGACGCCGGTGAGCGGCAGGGTCTGGAACGGCCGCGCCGGGTCGATCCTGGCGTGGTACGCACAGACACCGCCGAGCGCCCCGGCCCACTCCTCTGGCGGCGTCGGCGAGCCATCGGCGCCCATGATCGTCAAGTGCGGCGAGTTCCGGCCCTTGCCGAGGGTGGTCAGGTCGGCGTGCGTGCCGCTCGCCGCGGCGTAGGCGTGGCCGTCCATCTGCACCGTGGGGCCGAACCGGGCGACGAGCTCCGTCTCCAGCGCGCTGAGGTTGGCCGCATCGGCCCACGGCATGACGACGTCGGTGAACCACTCGTCGCCGAACGCGGCGATGGCCGTGGCCACGTCGGGGTTTCCGGTGCCGCCGGACATGGCGCCGATGGCCGCCGTAAGACCGGCGGGCGCCGCCTCGTTCGGGTAGTAGTTCACCCGCATGTCGACCGCGTTGCCGTTCTCGCCCTTGTGACGCGCCGTGATATCGACCTGGGTATCGTCGCCGCCGTTGACCGCGGCGGTGACCGGAAGGTCGGTGACGGCGTTGACCGACGCCGCGACGGCGGCCGCGACGGTGTTGGCCGCGGCGCCGCGGCGACCACATCGCCCGACCGGAGCCGGCGGCGCCAGTAGGGCGTGCCGGGCACGCTGGCACCCTCGGGCAGCAGCGCCTCCCGGGTCAGCGGATCCCGGACGATCAGCGCCGGGTCCGCGGGTTTGACGAAATGCGTCTTCATGTCAAGTGGTCTCCATGGTGACGTCGTCGGATGCGTCGGCTTCGGCCGCCGGCAGCGGCGGCGTGACGTTGCCGTGCGGTGGAAGGTCGAAGTCGGCGTGGAAGTGCTTGAAATCGTCGAGGCCGGCCGGCGGCCGCCCCTCCGACTCGTAAACCGTGGTGAGCTCGTGGGCGTAGATGGAGACGCCCTTCTCCTGCAGGACGTTCTGGACCGGGCCGGGGGCGATTGCGTCGATGGCAAGACCGAGGTCCTGCCCGACCAGCAACGCCCGGATGTCCATGAGGATCTGGTAGGACCCCGGCGCGTTCGGGCCGCCGTGGCGGGCGGCGGCCTCGTTGCGCGACGATCGCGTGGCGACGAACGCCGAGAACGTCGGGAAGTGCCGCCAGACCAAGCCGCCGAAGCGTTCCGGCCGGCGTTTTCCGGCGAAGGCGAACCACACCGCCGGGAGCTTGCGAATGACCTGGCTCAGATCGTCGAGTTGGCCCGCGTAGGATTCGACCTGCTTCAGCGTGTAGGGCAGCACGCCGCCGCTGCTCGCCTTGGCGACGCGCTCGACCATCCCGGCCTCGATCCCGGCAATCATTGCGTCGCCTCGAACAGATAATCGTTGGCGATGGCGGCGATCTCGATTTCATCCTCGAAGTCGATGCCGATGTACGGCCGGGCCGGCAGCTTCGTCGCGTAGTTGCGGCCGGCGCGGCCGCCGAGCTGGTGGATGCGGGCATAGACGATGTTCGAGCCGACAACGACCTCCTCCGGGCCGGCCCGCCGGGTGATCGAGCCTTCGAGGTTTCTCTCGTCGACGAGGGTTTGACCGCTCTCTCGAAGCACCCTTTGAGAGGGCTTCCACCGCTTGCCGCCGACGCCGATGCCGGTCTCGAAACGGTGCTGGATGGACGCCACGAGCATCGCGCCGATCTCGTCGGCCAGCGGGGTCATGTCGTCGAGCCGGCCTTCGAGCGCGCCGAGCGCCCGCTCGGCCGCCCCGCCGCCCTTCAACGCGACATCGAGACGGATCCCGGCCATCCTTTCAGAACCCCTTCATGCTGTCGCCGGTGAACACGCGGTCGGGGTCGGTAGTCCGGACGCGGTCGCCCGAGGCGGCCGGCTGCACCCCGGCGGCGTCGAGTACGACGGTCCCCCTGGAGATTCCGTCGAGCATCTTCATCGCCCTGTCGTGAGCTGCCTTCACGTCGTCCGGCGGCTCGAACAGGTGGAGGTACCGTCGCGCCAGGTTGCGGGCCAGGTCCTTCAACAGCCCCGGCACCGGCGTGGCGACCGGCAGCGCATACCGCTTGCCGACATAGGCATCGATCATCCGGTCGGCCTCTTCGAGCGCCGCGTCGGCGACGGCGGTGTCGACGGCGTCCGCCGGCGGATCGTCGCGGTCGGTAAGCTGGACGATCTCCTCCTCTCCGTACCGGTCGATCAAATCCTGGGTGGTGGCGTAAACAGGCATCAGAGATCAGGCATCAGGGATCGGAGGTCAGTCCCGCGGCGGCCAGAACCAGGTCCCCGGCCCCTCGCCCATCTCGACGGAGCTGAGCCAGAGCGTATCGTTGCCGTCGAGGAATGCCTGGCCGTTGAACATGGTGTCGCTCCAGGGGTGGACGACGATGGCGGGGACGACGCCGCCCTCGCGCGGCGCGTTGCCGAACAGGCTCCTGTTGGCCTCCCGGCGGCGGTCGATGTCCTCGCAGTTGGCCTTGCTCAGCCGGTAGTGGACGATTCGTCCGGTGGCGAGTTTGGGGTGTTCCATGGAAGCGGGTCTCCCGAAGGAATGCCCCGGGCGGGGCGGCGCCCGGGGTGTTTCTGCGTGGCCTCGGCGAGCCGGCGCCGACCCGGCGACCCCGTCTGCGGACCCTCTCCGGGATTATCCCGTGGCCTTGCCGCCGGCGGCCTTGCCCTTGACGGGCGCCGCCCCCTTGTCGCCAGCGCCCGGCTCCGACTCCTCGTCGGGAACGTCGATCTCGTGGACGACCAGGTTGGGTTCGGCCCGCAGCCGTTCCCACTCCTCGTGAGAGAAGTCCCCGGGGTCGTGGACGCGGCCTTCGGTGGTGTGGGCGACCCCGCAGCGGCGAAAGCCCTCGACCTTGGCGACGATGCGGATCTTCTGCGTCATGGTCCGATCTCCCCCTACGCTAGCCACGGCACGACCAGCAGCTCGGCGGTGCCCCTGTAGACGTTGGTGGCGCCAGCGGCGTCGCGCTCGGCGTTGAGTATCTCCAGCGCCTCGCCTTCGAGGGATGGCCGCACGACCAGCAGCCGCGGCATGATGCCGAGGGGGTGGCCGTAATCGCCTTTCATGCCCATCAGCGCCTCGCGGGCTCCGGCGTAGTTAGCCTTGTCGAGGGTCTGCCTGGAGCCCCAGGCGAACTGCCAGAACCCGAAACCGACGTTGTTGCGGCCATCGACGCCGTACCGGAACTCCTTCTTCTCGAAGACGTTGTCGTCCCCGGGCCGGTCCTTCGCCACGAACTCGAAGGATTTGCGGTTCTGGTAGATGATCGGCTTCAGCGCCCGGCGGTCGTCGATCAGGTACCAGGCGGCGCCGGCGCCGCCGTCCGTGTTGGCCACCGACCGCGGCTCGCCGTTGGCATCGAGCACCGGATGGTCGGTGTCGAAGAAGTACTGGCCGTCGTAGCAGGCGGTCGAGAACCCGGCGGCAAGCAGCGGCCAGACGAGCTGGTCGGGGTGCGCGCCCACCGACATCCCCATCTCCTCGAAGAGCGGCGCGTAGACGCCATACTGGTCGTCATCGATGTCGTCGCGGTCGACGGCAATGGTCAGCTCAAAGGGCTTGTTCTTGATGGCGTAGTCGTGGGCCATCATGCTGTGGACGACCCTGTCGCCGATCCATTCGCGGATGTTGGGCAGCTTGCCGAGCCAGCCGTACTTCTCCTCGCGCGCGCCCGAGGTAACCGTCGTCGCCACCCGTCCATACTGCGACGGCGCCTGGCCCAGACCCCGTTGGAACGACGTCTTGAAGCCGAGGTAGAGGGTGCTCAGGTTGGCCGAGTTTACGACCAAGCCGCCGAGGGCGATCCACGGCGCCGTGTCCATGAAGGCGGCGTCCAGGTAGGCGGGCTCGGCCGAAGCGGCGAGCGCGCCGGTGACGTCCAGGACTTGCGGGACGCCGAACAGGGCCGCGGCGCCGAACGCCACCGCGAGCCCGGTTGCGAAAAGCGACTTCATGCGTGGGGTCTCCCTAGATGAGGCCGGTGCGGACCCAGACGCCTTGGACGTCCACGTCGACGACGGTGCCCGTCTTGGAGCGGGTGCCGGCGCCGTCCGTCCTGGCCACGGTCTGATCGTCGACGATGTAGCAGTCGCCGCCGATCCCGGCCCTGGTGATCTCGTCGGCGGCCGCGCTGTTGGCCCAGCGGAAGACGCCGGCGCGGACACGGGCGCGGATGGTGCCGGCGGAACCCGAGCCGTTGTCGACCTGCTCCTCGGCGCGGCCGACGGCGACCTTGCCGGCGGCGGTGGCGCCGGGTTCGGCATAGCCCGCGGCACGAAGGTGTTCGGGTCGGGCTGATTGCTCGAGCTCGGCGCACTGGCGATGGCCGTGGCGACCGCTTCGCCGTCGGCGTTCTCGTCGAGACCGAGGGCCTCGCGCGTCGCCTTGGCCACGGCCGCGGCCGAGGCGAGCTCGCCGATCCGGGCGACGGCCGTCGCCTGGTCGGCATCCTCCGCAAGGCCGAGGGCCTCCAGGAGGGCTTTCAGGGTTTCGTCCATGATGTGCTCTGTATGGACGCCTCCCGGAACGCAAGGTCTGATTTCGGTGTGACGGTCAGGCAGATTGCAGTTTTGTATCCGGCCTATCGGTGCGGGGCGTTATGCCCGCTGGCCCTGATGGGATCTGCCGATCCGCGCCTCATTTCT